ATGCTCTCCAAAATAAACCTGCGATTGCTCTAACTGTAAAGTTTTATAATTTCCATTTAAAACATACATAGAGTCTTGCTCTGGCATATTCTCGTTGGGAGTGATAATTTCTTTCATCCCCGACTGTGCCAGTGCTGGAGGCCCAGCAGGTTCATCTAAACGCGAATAGGAAATTCTATTTATATCATTAGGAGCTTTAACCTCAAATGAATCACCTGCGCTCATATAAACGTTTATTGAGACGTTTGCAGAGTCTGTAGGTGCGGCCAATTGATTTACAAAATAAACTTGTAATACACCGTTTGACCTAGAGGCATAGCCACCAGTGGCAAAACCAGAAACAGGACCTAATCGCGAAACGTGATTAAATGGACCAATTTGAACACGCCTATAAGCGTCTTCTTGAGTCCAATTAACTTCAAAAGTAACATCACGTTCTTCCGCTATGTCAATAACATGGACAAAGCGGTTATTTGTGTCAACATTTGTACCTTCAGCCCAAGGGGTTGGTTCATATACAAACATTAACCGGCCTCTATGAAATTGCGAACATACTATCTGAAATCTGACTCTTAACGAACCAGTCCAGTATTCAAAAGGTTCAGCGATGAACCCAACTGGAGTTTTAGTATGTGCAGCATTTCCACCATCCGTACCAACTACTGGTGTAAAGAAACTAGGAGAGGTGTGTGGATGTAACATCAGGCTGTAAATACGGCCCTCTGCTTGAGTAGTGCTGAGATTCCAATTAAATGTATCAATCCAAGCCTCCTTTTTAAGTAAATAAGCAAATGACATTTCGTCATCTGCAGGTAAACCAAGAGTAGCTGGATCAATTGTCAATTCCTGTTTAGGATCTAAAGACAATTTCATCAATGGGTCTGCACCAGTGGTGTTAGCCAAATTACCCATCGGCTGTGGACGTACAAACAACGTATCAGTCAAAATGGGTGGCCGAGAATAACCAAAAATCTTTGCAACACCTGCAACAGCAGATGCAGCAATATTGGTAGCTTTTGCAAAAGCACCAATGTATGGTATCTCGGTGAAATAATTGGCATAACTAGCTAGCGTGCTAGCTGGAGCCGAAATTAAACCATTACTGTCATATTCGTCTGCACCAGACTTGGCTGTAAATTTAGGTTTATTTTTCGATTTGCGCATCTTAACCCCTGACTGGGGTGTAACAGTGCCTTGAGATAGACCCGCTAGTTTAGCATTGGACATCCAAGCAAACATAGTTATTTCAACAGGGTCTGTGGCACCATTCGCATGTGCAAGCGAATTAAGCTCCCAGATCTCTATCACTCCCATACGTCTAAATGTAAAGGGTTCCATGAGATCTATATTATTACCGGCCGCAAAAAACGGCCAGGTAATATGTTGGGGTTGGTTAGTAGACGGATCAATAAACACGTGAGGACGCTGTGAATACAAACTTTGCATA